ATAGTGGCAATTTTTTATCACAAAATATACATATAGGTTGCTTATTTGTAATTAAATATTGTCTTAATTGTTTTTGTTCCGTTCGGATTTCTTTTAATTCGTATTTTTTATAATTTTCGAATAATACTTATGATCATTTAATATTATATGTCCTTCTTTTGATAATTTATTATATAAAAAAATAATGTTAATCATTTGCGATAATTCATACTTTATATCATTTTTTTCAACGGATTTATCATAACGTAAATATATATAATTATGTCAATTAAACTATGGTTATCTTGTGAAATGAATTCATAATATAATCTTTTATACTATGATATTTATGAGTTATTTTTATGTCATTATAATGATACCATAATATTATAACCTCGCTTACAAGGGTTTGTTATATCAACTCCTTTACTTGTTTCTTTATAAGGCAATTTTTCAAACTCTTCTTTAAATTTTTTCTGTGTTTTTAAACTTGTTTTACCATTTATTTTGCACCAAGTTTCATATATTTTGAATATATCTTTTAACCCAAATCTTAAATTTAGGTTGTCTGTTTTTTTACAACACGAATTTGCGAATAGCAATATATCACTACGTGGTTCTGTTGAAATGACCGGTTGTATAACATTATGAATTGGTAAAGGTTCGAGTACATTTAATGAAATAATATCAGGTTTATCTTTATCATATAAATATAACCATCCATCGGGCGTTTTCCAATAATATTTATTTGGTAAGCCAGACGCGTCTTCATCATCTTCGTTCGTATATCCGTGAGTATGTTCTTCTTTTATCTTTGATTTCCATATTTTATCATTTATATCTTTATATAATATACTTTTTGTAGGACATATATGAATATTTTTTTCAATCATTAAATATTTTTCTGGGTAGAATATTGCTTTATATTTTTTGTTATTTATATCATCAATAATTATTACAATTGTCTCTTTGTCGACGCATTTATTTTGTATTGCTAATGAGTTATATGAAGGAATTCTTTTATTATCTATGTATTTTTTAAATTTATCCATATAAATAATACTGCTATTTGATGATAAAGTATATTTTTGACTATAAACATTATCATAATCTGTTATTTCTTTTAAATCCGAATACCATTTTTTATCAGCATTATTTAAATTCGTCTTTATTCATTTCTTCTATTTCGTTTATACAAATATACTCAGGTAAATTTGCTTTTCTACACCAATCCGCGATTTCAGTATCATTCATCTCATCAATGATAATTAATTTATATCCATTTGATTTCTTGTCATAATGTTTTATTGGTTTTAAATTTTTCCTTTTCTTTGATACGTCAATATATTTCATATATTTTCCAAACTTAAAATCGCCATTATCAATTATACTTTCTAACAAATCTTTGATTTCTTCCCAATGTTCACACCCCATTATAAATTTTTCTATTTCTTTTATAAATTTTACATAAAAGTTTTCTATTATATCTTGTAATTCATTCGTCGTCCATAAAGTAAGTTTCATTGACTCGTTTTTAAGTTCTAAATCCCCATATTTCCCCTGTAATCTCAATCTTTGTGAAATATCAGTACAATTTAAGGATGCGTGAGACACAAAATATTGGTCGGTTAAATGTAATGAATAATGATCGTAATCGTCGCTTGTAAACGAATACCCTCTTTCGCCGTATTTTCCTGTGATGGTTATAATTGTTTTATTCTGGATCGGGATAGTACTCATTTCAAACAAAATTCTTAATAATTTATAAATAAATTTTATATTTAATAATTTTGTATTAATTTTGAAATAACAATAATGATTCGGTAATGTTTCATATTTTTCAGTGTCTATGGATGACCCATAGACTCCACCAATTTGCCACAATCTTTGGCTAGTGGATTGTGTCGAGTCCCACAATGACAAACGTTTCATTTCTTTTTCGTATTTTTTTGAAAAGTATAATCTCAAACAATTACCGTGATATATTACAATGAATAATTCTGTAAAATCATTCATTAATTTATCCACTAAGTAAAATTGATTTGCACGTATTTTTTCTTCACTAATCAATAACGAATTATATTTAACGGTTGGTCGTTCAAGTATTTTTTGTATTATTTTTTTTATATTTACGTTATAATCTTGAACAAAATCATATCTAATTTTTTTTTTATTATTTTCTTCATCTTTATAATCCCACCACGATTTAACAAGCGAAGTGTCAAATTTTATAGAATTCTTAAATAATCCAAAATAATCATTGGTTCTTTTCATTTTATGCACTTTTGAAATTTTAATTTGTATATCTGTATTGTCTCTCAATCTTGTGGTTACGTTATACAACAAGGAATGCGCGGTTCCTGTAATATGTAATGCGTATATTACTTTTTTGTAAATTTTCGCAAGTAATATTTCACAAGCAGTAGAATCTTTTTTGTCATTATCATTCGACCTATCATTGGACGAAGTAGGACACATTAAATCACTTTCATCTACTAATGTAGTTATATTAACCAGTTCATTATTATAGTAAATATATTCACTAAACTTTGAATTAATTTTTGCTAATTGAGTAAGATTCATTAAACAACAGAATATATCATTTGAATTGATTGCCTCTTTATTGCTTAATTTATTAAGAATATCATTGCTATTTATATCTTTTAATTCAGGGAGTTTATACTCTTTCCAATATTCAACATTTTTTTCCCGAAAATATTCTTGGAGTTCATGGTTGAATTCTTGGAATAATGTTTTAATAAATTGAATATTGAAATTGTAATTTTCTGTTCCAACGATGTCGTCTTGTAATTGTTTTTGGTCGATGGATAAATTCCTGAAAATATATAAAACAGGTCGTTGTAGTATATGAACCGAAATCCACATTATTATACAAGCTTGAACCCTTTTTCCAAGTTGTATGTCTCCCCATAATAATTCTACAATTGATTTTTCATTTTCTTCTAAATTAAGCGCGTTTAATAAATCGGATTCAAAGGAAGGTAAATTAATGTTTTTTGGAATATGATTTAATTTTATTGGTATATTGCCCCAATTATGTCTCTCTAAACTTTCTCCATTGATATATTTACACTTGTCTAACATGCTTTTTATAATTTTTTCAAGTGGCTTTTTAAAAATTTCATTCTTCTTTTTGAAAAAAGTGTTTATTTTTTCCTCTAGGTAACTCATTCGTTTTATATGATTTATAAAAAAAAATCAATTTTATTATAAACACATTTGAAGAATAACTATGAAATCACCAAGTTTACTTTAAAATGAGGGCTCATCAGAAGCACTTAGATTGAGTAGTTTTTTTAGAGATGCATTCTGCTGGATATACGCAGTCATTTCCTTCGTCACTTCAGCGCGAGCCATAGAACCTTTTACTTTTCAGAAAACCCGCGAGTTCGGATATCGGGTTTACAAACCCGGTTGGTTTGAACCTCATAACGATTCATTTATGATTATATTTATCACGAAGCATATCCTTTTCCCATTGTCCATTCCGTTATCATTTTCCTTGCCCGTGAGACAAGTTATTTTCCTTCATAGCAAAGTGCGCCGTCTTCGTAGAATTCTTTCATCCTAGTGGTTTATGTTGCATTTAACGATTCAGACAAAATTTAGAATAATGTTGCTTTAAATAATAAATAGAACCTGTGTCAATCGAAATCGTTTTTCCTTTAAAAAGCATAATAGAAGAATCCTTATGAATATGTTCGGAGACTTCTACGCAAAACGTCTCTGGATGAATGCTCCATAAATATTTATCAAATGTTTTGTGTATCATTCGATTCAATAATATTCCGTTGTGTATATGCGTATTTAAAGACGTATATGGTACAATATGGCACGCTTCTAATTCGTCTACATCACCAAAACCACTTACAACGCAACACTTATATGTTTTGATAAGTTCTTCGCGAAATTCGTGTTGGTTAAAACGTTGCTTTACGTTATTTTTTGTTTGGATTATATGTTCTGAAAAAAACTGAAAATCTATGTCATAATCTTCTTTGTCTTCATATAAATGAACTAGTGTATCATAGTTGTCATCACATAAAAAATATTTATCTATTTGATCCATTATAAAGTATACATAATACTATTTAAATTGTATCATAAGGATTATGGTTTATTTCAATTATAGTATTATCTTTTAACCTAATTTTCATATATAAAGAAATTTGGTGTTTCAGGCATTTCTCTTTTATTTCGGAGATAAGTGTATTTGTATTTTTTCCTTGCACATAAATATTATCGCCGTTTTTTAGAACAAGTTTATAAAAGCCATTTTTTCCATAAAATTCTTCTCCTTTTTTTACACCAGATGTAAGTTTTAAAATATCATAATCATTGATCACGTCGGTATAAATATGTTCAATTGCTTTTTTATAACTTAATTGTGTCATGAGGGTGCTATTTATTTTACATTCTAGAATTTTAGAATGCGTATATAGGACTTCTTTATGTTCAATTTCTAAGGTTTTAATCTTTTCTCTTATATTTGATTTGATTTTTGTTTCAATCTGGTTCCAACGTAGTTCTTCTACATGAATACAAATCTTATCGTCGTCGCTAATATGCATAAATATTTTTTTAGATTCTTCGTGAAAGGTTAAATGCCTCAACAATTCCTTCAATTTGGTTATTCTGGTTACATTGTCATTTGACGAATTATACATAGAACAATAGTAATCTATAATTTTGGTACTTATGTCGTGATAATAATCTTTCGTTTTAGTGATCCCTTCCAAAATAACTCCCTTTGTTTTATTTGGAGCAATTCTTAATACCCGCCCAATCGATTGGATAAATGGGATGATGCCTCTATTTTTTACTTTATCCGCAAACAAGCAAGCATCCAAAAAAGGAATGTCACTCCCTTCTCGATGTTTTACGGCACAAAACAATATAGAATTACCGTTTGACTTATAAAAGGATTGATAATCGCTTGTATGATTATCGCTTGTATCCATATACAAGCTGAATCCAACTAATTCATTACGGGTGCCAACGTAGGTTTGGAATTTTTTCATCCACGATTTTGTATTATGAATGGTTTGGCACCAAATAATGATTTTCTTATAAAATAATTGTGGTAAAATTTGTATCAATTCTTTCATTATAGAATCTTCCACATCTTTGTCGTAATAATACCAATAAAATTCGGGTGCTAAAATTAATTTTTTTGATATGGAATACACCATGTTATAATCGGTTAGCAAATTTATTTGATTGTTCACGCTATATATATGTTTAATTTTCGCGATTTCATTTAAACCACTCCTTAAGGGTGTGGCGCTAAACCCTACTATGGGGACTTCATTTCTTTTCATAAAACTCAGAAAATCATAACAATTTATACTTGGCGTATTATGGCATTCGTCGTGCAAAATCAAATGAATTTTCTCTAAATGTTTATAGTCGCTTGTTGTTAAATAAGACCGATTAATCAATAATAAACACGGTTGTGTATCGTCAAATTCGTTTACCCAATTCCTGTTTTTATTAGTGACAGCGTTTATAATCTTCGTATTCGTCAAGTCTACGATGCCCATTTTTTTCCATTGTTGTATTTTATTATGATGTACAATATCGTTATCTAACCCAAACATATCTCGTAAAATATCAATACGTTCTGTAAACAATATAGCATTGCTATTGTTTCCATATTTATTTTGTATAGATTGAATATAATATAAGATAATATAGGATTTGCCGCATCCGGTCGCTTGACAATGTATGCCTGTTTCGATTTTTTTATCTATCAATTTAAATGCTTCGATTTGATTGATTCTAGGTATAAAAGATGCGTCGGTTTGCGTTTCATTCGATAGGTCAGTCTGTGTAAATGAATCATATAGTTCGTTAAATATATGGTTTTCTATAAAATAATCAAATACAATATCTTTGCATCGAAGTATGGTTTGCTTATTTTCATCCAACTCGTAAAAAGCGATACGTACTTGAATGATTTCAACGACTATATCAATTGGTTTGTGAATATTTTTTTTAATTAATTTTATAAAATAATCCATAATGGAATGAACCAATTTACTATGTTCACTATACACATTTTTTAATGTATTTAAAGAATTCGTTTCTGGTAAACGGACATAATTGTCGCGGATTGTTTCAAATTCCTTATAAAGATGATCCATAATATTTATGATTATATATATTTAATTCAATTTTAAAGAAACTCTACTATTTTAGTCGTTTTATCCCATTTTATTACTTCGGATAAAAGAATCGTTCAAGAAAGGATGTGATAAATGTTAAAGAGACAAACATATACATAATATTTTGTTTATATATGGATATTGTAAATGGAGTTATTGGATTGGGAATATTATATGGGGTTGGTCATTATATGACAATAAACAATAAACCTTCAAGAAAACAACCTTCCAATACAAAATCGATAAAAAATAAAACAGCCAACAGAGGCAATTTT